GTGGTCAGAGTAGAAGGATTTACCCCTGCGCTTGCGAATATAGCTGTCGTTGTAGCGTCCATGATTGTGTTTGTGGTTTGATTATTGTTTTACGACTATTACAAAAGGGATATGTTATCGATAATGATACCCCCTGTCCTACCCCCTACATCGGTCATCAGATGTATTTATTGGGGGCAGGACAGGAATTACCAGAAAAAGTGATCAACTAGCTTAAAGAACACATACAACCCTACACCCAATGCGAAGGCACTTAGATAAAGGATGAAGCCGTCAGTCGTCATTGTGAAAGTAGTCTGTATCATGATTGTTTAGGGAATATACCAGTTAGCATGTCAAGGCAGTAGTCGAGAATTTTGTAGACGAGAAGAAGCGGAAGCGCAAAACCAACGCACCAGAGAACATACCAGAATAGCAAGAGGGATGATGTGTATATCATAAGCGTTTGTTAAATTTTAGAGCGTTCCATAGCATACCAACAACGATGAGTGTGCCAAAAAAGATGAGGACGGCTTGTCCAAATATAAAAGTGCCTAGCTCTCCGTGGAGAGCTAGAAGAGAGGCGTCAGAGGATGTCGCTGTTACTGTACAGAGGGATGTAGAGGCGTTCGAGTTATCGCAAGACCAAGAGGAAATCATAGGCTAAAAACCCATGGTGCCGGTACGACGGAATTGCTTCCTATCAGTCCGTGCATTCCATGCACTGAAGAATTTGCCGATTCGACCGCCTCGGCGTGTACCCCCACGCTGAACACTATTGCGAATGCTTGCGAAAAATCCCATTTTTGCACCAGTTTTTCCGATGATTATCATATATTTTTTCCTATCGTTCGAGGGTTGCGAGGGAAGGGCAAAATATTTTTTCTTCCCGAACCTGCCCCGAGTTAAATGCCTTATAGTCGGAGGAACACCCCCGAACGGCAGGAAAAAATCCTGCCATACTACTAATAAATCTTAGTAATAACGCCCGAGACTGCTATCACTTTCCCAATCGTACGAGGAAACAACTCCAAGTCGACCTCAATGGGCTCGACACGAGTATCAATAAGCTTTTTCAAGCCCTCATCACCCAACTCTTTGACGAGTTCGTCGCCAAGGTTGAACGAATAGACACGGGCTTCCTCATCAGTCGCAGACACAGAGTAAAACTGATATGGATTGCCCGTTTCCTTTGCCTTGCCGTGCTTATCATCACAGCGGAGAAGGGTCAATTTGATATTTTTGACTATCATGTGGTTATATGATTATATTTTTATAATATCTGTACCGACCTGTACCCCACCATTGTGTCTGAAATTGCTTATCAATGCAAGGGGGGTTATCCACACCTATGCCGTAAACTTCAGAAAGGTAAAACATACCCACACCGTGCTCGACAAGAGGACGAAAAATATTCCGAGAACATCGATACATTTGCTTTCCAAACATACGAGGATCGTAATATGCCTTACTCATATACTTCGCCAAATACCCTGCTATCTCTACTCGGCCATCCGTCTGGTATACATCGACAAATCCATGTCCCCAGATAGAGGCAACCAGTCGGGTGCTTCGCTCTTCATTACAAAGATTCGAGGGTAACCCCCAGAAGAGAGCATGGAAATGAACGGCACCACGGCGCTGAAACTCAGGGACGGCAACATACCTGAAATCTTTCCCGAATTTATATCGCATACTTCCAATGAAAGCTTTCCAGTCTTCATAAGCAACTGTGATGTCTGTCTGATTCGAGGCGTATGTAACAGTAACCAATAAAGGTGCAGTAGACTTTCCCATGTTAGATACCAAGAGCCTTCTAAAAGCCATTTCCGAGCGTCTTTGATTATCTTGTCTTTTTTGTAATTGTCGCTGTAACTCAACGCTTCCACCTTCAACCACACATGGCAACACAATTCCGCGCGAAGTTCCTGACCTTTTTCCACCAATATCTCCTCGATGTGTTTCATAAGTATATAGCTCAAGGATAGAGCCGTAGATTATAGCTTTGTGATAAGACATATGTTTTTCCGCTAAAGTTCCATAAAACCCTTATTTCCGCTAAAGTTAGTTATATATCGAGTCTATGTGTCGCTCTGTGTCGGCCTAAAGGCACGACCCAGAGCGCCACCGAACGCCTTTACTCTTTCAATGAAGCCTAAATCGTATGCTTGCAGGTAAACCTCTTGACTTCTCGGTACTCCGCCCCTCAAATAGTGTGTGTTAAATGCTTTAAATATCTTCCGATTCGCAATATAGACCGACCGAGACACCGGAGGGGATTCCTCATCCACAGTTTCATTTTTCATATCTTGAAATTCTTCGACCCGAAGCACCATGACAGGCCATGATAAAAGTTTTTTACATTTGAAGAAACGAGCAATATTCCCCCTCGCAGTAACATGAACGGCTGTCGGCCTTTGAGTAATGATGACGATTCTTCGGTTAAAATGTCCTGTATGGAGTAGCCAAAGACGGAGATCAAGGGCGAATTTTGTACCTTGATAACTATCCAATAACCATTGCCCTTCATCCCAGACGATACAACAATCAGTGAGCGTAAGGAGAAATTCGATAAGAGCCTCTTTAGTACTGAATTGTTTTTCATTGACATAGTGGAAGTTTTTTTTATCAAATGTGTAATATCTTTTTCTAAATAGTAGAAAATTCCAGAAAGTATGTTTTAATTTATCCCTATCATCAAATGAGAATTTTGACAAATCAAGATTAAGATTACTATATACAGGTATACCATTCTCAAGAGCATCTAGCATAATTCTAACTCCGTGAGTACTTTTACCATTACGGATATGACCATAGACCATATCTATAGTGCCCTCAGGCGCTTGAAACGAGCCTGTGAGCTCTTCTCTATCAACTAATTGACCTAATGACCTTTTCATATGTTTTATAGTGTTACGCGATGTCCGAAGAACAATTTTACAACAAGCAAAGCAATCTCAAAACCTATATACCAGAGAGTAAGCGTCCAGACGATCTGTAAAAAGGGAAGTTCAACCAAGAAGCTATTCCAATATCCGAAAGCAGAAACAAGATAGCTGTCAACAAGAGGGATAGTAGAAACTTTCTGACCAAAAGAAATCAAGAAAAAAAAGCCGTTGAGCACTTGTATCATGACACCGAGTAAGATTGAAAGTAACATTTATTTTTTCTTAGACTGAATTTTTTGTGCATTCTTGTCTTTCGACCCAAGACCGAATGAGACCACACTATTCATACCAAGCAAACGAAGTGCTACACCAAGACCGAAAACGAAATATACAAATTTTTCCCAGTACGATTCAAATGTACCATAGAAAGTATGACCAGTAACAGTGGATGTAGCTGTGGATAAGTACGAGCCTGGGCCCATGAGCTTACCCCACATAGTCAAATTGAGAGTATCACCAGAAGCAGGAAAGCCAGCAGGGACAGTGATAGAAAGATTAGGGAGAGTGGTTGTAGCAGTACCAGAGATTATATTGTAAAAGCGAGAAACATATCCAAATGGAAAATACGAAAGAAATCCATCCTTGGCTTGAGCAAGAACAAGAGAAATCGCTTGCGGAGACGGAATAATGAGACCCTTAGCACAACCTACAAGATTGAAAGCGGAGGGATAACATGCCTCAAAGGTAGAAGTCGCTATACCAGAGGTTGTAGTGCCAAACAGAATACCATTTGCAAGACCAGCGCCACCGTTATCCCAACCAATATCAGTCATTGTTTTTTCACCAACTATAAAAGTGGTTGTAGTAGCGAGAGAGGTATTGCCAGAGAACAAGTCACCAATCCACCAAAGCGAAGACCAGAAAGTCGGCGTTTGCACAGACCATGAAGCAGTCACACGGCCGTCTCGAACAAAGTTAGATGTAGTCGTTGACACATCATTATCGCCAGAAACAAGAGGAATTTTTATAGCACCAAACCCACCTGTCGAACCAGTACCCCATGCACTATTCCAAGCATCAAGAGCAGAGCCACCTTGAAATTGCACTGTCTGATTTGTAAAAGCAACATTCAAGTACATACCATCTTGATAATCAGAAGGGTTTATAAAAAGATGAGCGCCAACAGTCACAGGGGTAGTAGACGACACGACTTCTTCATTCAAAGGAGTGGTCGAAATAAACCGCGTAGAGGTATCAACCGGCGGCGTGTAGGCGTAAGGAAAAGTAAGATTGCCTCCGGACATTCGGAAGTATGTGTAGCTGTAGATTGTGCTCATTCCATAGCTTGCGCCATAGAGCGTATAGTCGCCGTCCGGCCACGGCCAAGCCGGATGAGAGCCGTTAAAAACATCCGTGTCATAACCGTACCAGCTGTCATAGTAGTTGAAGGTCGTCCCCGATCCGCCGTTATAGCACCACCGATACACGCTAACATTCGCATTGTGCGGTGTCATTACATTCGCCGATCCGTTCCATGCAAACTGACTTTCCACAGCAGAAGCCAGACTATTTCCATACCCCGAACACTGATAAACAGGCGCAGAAGCACTGGCGCGGGTCGGGACGGCGCACATCGCAAATAAGGATAGTACTCCTACTATTATAGCGCCTAGACCCTTACTTAATCGCTGTCTGGTTAAGAATGAAGAGTTATACACAGGTTGTGAGGTTGAGAAATTTTGCATTGTGGTATACTTACTGTGCCCAAGAAGCCTATCACACCCTGTGTGATGGGTTTTTTAGTATGTCTATGCCCTTCTGGTCAGACGAAGTGCGCCATAGGCAATACCTACGATGACGCCGATAAGTCCGAGGACTAGGAGGTAAGCCCACACTGTCTCGAAGACATAAATCATAAAACTGATACCTTGATTGAATATCGTACTCAAGAAAGTGGTCAGAGTAGAAGGATTTACCCCTGCGCTTGCGAATATAGCTGTCGTTGTAGCGTCCATGATTGTGTTTGTGGTTTGATTATTGTTTTACGACTATTACAAAAGGGATATGTTATCGATA